CCGTTTGGACGCGGGGCTGGCCGACGCGCTGGACGCCGCCGCCCACAGTTACCGCGCCGACAAACCCAAAAAATACGCTGAGGTGGAGAACTTCGGTGACCCCGGCTACCTCGACGCGCAGGGCAATCCCGCCAAAGGCGGCAACGGCGTCAAACGCTACCCGCTCAACAACGCTGCGCGGGTCCGCAATGCGGCGGCCCGGCTCGCCCAGAACAAGAGCCGCTACACCGCAGAGCAGTACCAGGCGATCCTGGGCCGAATCAAGTCGGCGGGCAAGCGGCTCGGGGTCGACATCAGCGGCGACGACAAGAAGTCGGCGCCGCCGATCCCCTACAGCGCGCCCGCGCCCGCCATCACCCGCGGCGACTATCTGCCGCTGGGGCCCGCCGACCCGGCCGAAGTCCCCTACACCAAAGACGACGACGACGAGGACGGTGTTGAGGGGTGTGATGAGGAGGCGTTCGGCTGCCCCGCCAACGACACCATCGCCGTGGGCCCGATCAGCGCGGCGCTGCAGATGGTCCGGGAAGCCGCCGACCCCGCCGGGCTGCGCAGCATCACCGCCCGCCTCGCCGAACTCGACAAGGTCCGCGTGTCGCTGCCACCCACCCTGGCCCCCTAGCGCTATCATCGGCACCTAGTCGCGAATCTGGCACAGAACGGCGGCGGCCCGGCACGGGCACGGCCGACACGGCCAACCCCCCCTTTGTCACGCCCAAAGAAAGAGCCGCCGTCATGCCTAACACTGACGCCGTCGAAAACAACTCGATGGAAGAATTCCTGAAACGCCTCATCGACCAGCGCGCCCAGCTGGTGGAGAAACGCGGCAACCTGGAACGCAAAGCCACCGCCATCCTGATGGTCGCCAAAGACCAGCACGGCGACACCCTCTCCGCGGAAGAGGACGCCGAGGTGCGCGCGCATGTCGAGGAGATGCGCGGTCTCGGGGAGAACATCGAAGCCCTCGACAAACGCATTCAAGAGGTCGGCGAAGAAGTCCGCCGGTCGGGGACCATCGCCAACAACCTCGCCAAGGTTCGGCACACCCAGCAGGCCGCCATCCATGTCAAAGAGTCCGCGGTCTACACCAAAGAGAACCGGCACCAGCGCTCGTATGTGAAAGACCTGATCCGGTTGACGATGAACCTCGACCCCGACGGGGAATCGCGGCGCCGCCTGTTCGACCACGCCTCCGATGTGGCCACCAACCCGGAATACCAGGAGTACCGCGCCGACATTTCCCGGGTCGACGGCTCCGGCGGATATGCGGTACCACCAGCGTGGCTGATGGATCAGTACGTGACCTATGCGCGTCCGGGGCGGGCGTTCGCGAACGTCACCCAACGCCAACCGCTGCCCGGCGGCACTGACTCCATCAACGTGCCGAAGATGTTGACCGGCACCACCGTCGGCGTGCAGACCGCCGACAACACCGCCGTGTCGGAAACCGCCCTGACGGACACGTTCATCAACGCCCCCGTCCGCACGATTTCGGGTCAGCAGGGGGTGGCGATCCAGCTGATCGACCAGTCCCCGATCGCGTTCGACGACGTGGTGTTCCGCGACCTGGTCGCCGCGCACGCCGCCGTCCTCGACAACCAGGTCATCGGCGGCACCGGGTCCAGCGGCCAGGTGCTGGGTGTCGGCAACACCCCGGGTATCTCGACGGTCGCCGCGTCCGCGGTCACCATCGCCGGCGTCTACAGCGCGCTGGCGAACGCGGTGCAAACCGTGCACACCACCCGCTTCCTGCCGCCCGAAGTGATCGTCATGCACCCCCGCCGGTGGGGTTGGTTCCTGTCCCTGCTCGACGGGCAGCAACGCCCCCTGGTGCTCCCGAACGGCAACATGCCGTTCAACGCCGCCGGTATCCTCACCGACGTCGACTCCCAGCAAGTCGTCGGCAACATCCACGGCCTCCCGGTGGTAACAGACCCAAACATCGCTACCACCTCCGGCGCCGGCACCGAAGACATCATCTACGTGATGCGGTCCTCTGACCTCATACTTTGGGAGAGCGGGATCCGCGCGAGGGTCTTGCCGGAAACCAGGGCAGTAAACCTGACCGTGCTGCTGCAGGTGTACAACTACCTAGCTTTCACCGCCGCCCGCTACCCCCAGTCGGTGGTGACGATCACCGGTTTGACCGCTCCCACCTTCTGAGAGTTAGTCATTGATCAGCGGTTGGGCATTTGTCCAGCCGCTGATCACCGCGCGTCAATCACCCTGGTGGCACGCTCCGGCGTTAGGCTTTGCCCATGGCTGCGAAAGATTCTGTGCAGGAGTTGGGGCCGATCAAAGTGCCGCCGGGGGCGTTGACGACGCCGTGTTCGCTGTTGGCGTTGCATAACTGGTTGCTGGCGGCTCATGCGGTGGCCCCTGCGGTGGGGGCTACCGCGCAGGTGACGACGACGGCGACCAGTATCGCGGTGGCGTGATGGTTGCGGTGACGCCGGGCCGGTTCGGGCGGATGCCGCCCCCACCGCCGGGCAAGATTTGGGTGCGTAACCAGCGGGTGGCGTGGGAGTTGTCGATTATCGCTGCGGTGGAGCGGTTCACGGCGGTGGGGGCGCTGGTGCCGGAGCATTTGGAGCGGCTGGCCTGCACTATCGGCCCCGACACCCCGCAGACGGCGTTCGAGTTGGCTGACTCGGATTTCGGGATTCCACTCGAGCCGTTCGCCAGCGCGCAACCCCTCACCGACGCAGCCGGCGAGGCCCCACCCGAGCAGCCGTCGCTGTGGGATGAAGAAGAGGCCGCCGAAGTCGACCTCGAAGGCTGGACGGTGCCCGAACTCAAAGACGCCCTCGCCCAGCTCGGCGTCGACTACCCGGCCTCAGCCCGCAAGGCGGAGCTGATCGCCCTGCTGCAAGAGGCCGAGGAATGACTACGCCCAGTCCGGTATCGTCGCCGGCGGCTCCACGTGATCCCTACCCGCCGCTGTGTGACCCCAACGACCCGGACTGGGCGTCTTTCCAAGCCCAGGACCCCAACTACTTCCTCGCCGTCGCCGGCGCCCGGATCCGCACCTACTGCGGGTGGCGGATCTACCCGAACGACACCAACACCCTGGACAAACTGAAAGTCGGCACCAACGGCCGGATCATGCTGCCCAGCCTGTACGTCACCGATGTGGCGTCGCTCAGTATCCAGACTGGGGTGGACACCACCGTCGACATCGACCCCGACCTGTACGAATGGTTCCAGATCGGTTACATCCAGCCGCTCGGGTTGACCGGGTGGGGGTGGGGCTCCTACTCCGGCTACTACTACGGGCCGGACACCCCGGCGTATCTGCCGTGGATGAACTTCGGGTACGCCACCGTCACCTTTACCCATGGGTATCCGGCGGTCCCGGCGGATGTCAAAGCGGTGGCCTACGAGCTGGCCGAGGTGGCGGCGGAGATGACCGCCGGCAACGTGTCCGGGATCACCACACCCGGCTACCAATTGACGTTGACCCGCAACGCCGGCCTGAACCTCAACAGTGAGCAGATGGACCGGCTGGCCCCCTACCGGCTGCCGGTGGTCGCATGAAAATTCCGGCGCCGTTCCCGGTGCTGCACATCCCCCGCACCGTGGACACCACCACCATCGACAGCCACGGCAACCACCCGATCATCGACGGCGCCCCCGTCGTCCGCTGGGTCCGCGGCTACCACCAGGCCGGGCGCCTCGGCTCATCCAGCGAAGTCATCAGCCCCGAATTTCTCGACCGCATCGAAACCAGCCTCAACATGGACGTCCCCGACCCGCAGGACTACCACGCCTCCGACGGGGTGATCATCGGCGGCGCCGTCGACGACACCGGCAACTATGAGGGCGGCACCCAGTACTGGGTGAACGGCGACCCCACCAACGACTTCAAAGGCCCGTTCACCAAGCTGTACGCATGGACGGGCGGCATCGTGAAGCTGCGGCGGATCACGTGAGCGCCCCACTGGCCGGCGGCGCCGAGCCCGCCGACGACGACACCAGCCCCCAAGCGGGCGCGCACACCTTCCGAGACGGCTCGCAGATGGTCATCGACAAAGCCGCGTTCAGCGCCTTCGCCGTCGGGCTGCTGCACTCCCCCGAAGTGGTCGCTGCCCTCGCCGATCAGGTGCAGCAGATGGCTGATCACGCCAACAGCATCGCCCAACAAAAAGGCGCCGACTACGCGGTCACCGTCGTCGAGGACTGGCCCGATTCCAAGCGGGCCCGCGCCAACGTGTGGACCGCCAATTTTGCGGCCATGCTGGATGACGCCAAGCACTCCACGCTGTTCAAGACGTTGGCGCATTTCGGGGGGACGGCCACCCAGTGACCGCCTACGGGATCGCGCCGCCACCGATCGAGGCGCTCGGGGTCGCCTACTTCACCCCGCTGATGGCGCCGGTCCCGGTCACCACCCGGTTGGGGAAACCCGACCTTCGCGCCGACACGGTGGTGCCGTGGCTGCGGCTGGAGGCGGCCGGCGGGCCGCTGCGCCCCGACGAACTGCTCTACGACCTGTCGATCATCCTGCACGCCTACGCTCCGGAAAACCTGGAAACCCAAGCCGAAGCCAACATCTGCCGCGCTATCGGGCTCGGCGCCCGCGGCGTCTACACCTTCACCATCACCGCCGGCGGGGTCGACTACTGGGTGGCGCACTCCACCGCCACCACCCCGGTCAAACAAAACGACCCGCTGGTCAACATGCCGCGCTACAAGGCGATGCTCACCTGGCGCATCCCCGGCCAACCTGTCAGCGTGTCTTAACACCCAAAACCGGGCCCGGCGTGTGAAGCTAACCGTGGCAATGATTGTGTGCATTGCCACCCGGTTTTGCATTGGAGGAAGCTAGTGACCACCGCAGCCCCGCCGGTCGTGTTCGCCGAAGTCGCCGAGATCGCCGCCCCCAGCCCCAAAGTGAGCGGCGGTGTCCGCTGGGCGCCGTTCGGCACCACCCTGCCGACCGATCCGACGGCCGCGCTCGACCCGGCGTTCATCACGCTGGGCCGCGTCGAACAAAACGGTCTGGAACGCACCGAGGACCGCCCCGAAGGCAAACAATACGACTGGGGCGGCAACCTGATCGCCATCCTGCAGGACCACTACGGTCTGCAACTGAAATTCAAACTGCTGCAGATGATGAACGCGTCGGTGCAATCCGCGGCGCACGGAGCCGCCAATGTGACGGTGACCCCGCCGACCGCCACCGCCGGCACCATCATCACCGCGCAAATCAACGGGAAACTGCTGGACTCCGGAATCTGGGTGTTCGACGCCTACTACATGAAAATGTCGGCGCGCCTGGTGCTGCCCTACGGGCGGCCCACCACCGTCGCCGGACCCAAATGGTCCCATAAAGAGCTGGCGACGTTCGACATGACCCTCGAGGCGCTGCCCGACAACAACTCGAACTTCGCCTACGAATACTGGACCGACGGCGTACACACATGACGGCCGACACCACCGTTAAGCGGGCGTCGGTCCCCCGGAACAAGGCGGCGCCACCATCGCCCGGCCAAAGCAATGGTGGCGCCGCCAACCCTACCCCGGCCGCGGCGCGCCAGGAAGTGCCGCCGCCGAACCTGGTGGAGCAGGTCACTCACCCGTACGGGGATCGGCGGATCTTCGTGTGGCGGCCCCGCCCGGGCGGTGACCCGATCGTGTTGCCGCACATCAACACGGTGACCCCGACGCAGGAATTCTTCTGCAAAATCTATGACCTCAACGAAATGTTCCAGTCGTTCGAGTGGATGATCCTGGCGGGGGTGCCGCTGCCGATCCGGCTGCGGGTGGCCCGCCTCGGCGACGACGATCCCGACGATCAGGCCAACATGTTCCGGTCCTGGTTCGCCCCGATCAGCCGGCCGACAGGCGGGGAGCCGCCGGGGGAATCCTGATGCTCACCGCCGCGGTGGGCAGATACTTCCACGCCCTGCAGCGGGACCTGCTGGCACTCGGGTGCCGGGCCGCGGATATGTTCACCGACCGGCTGACCATCGCCGAACTCGTCTCGATCGTGGTCGCCGCACCGCCCACCAGCTCGCTGCGCTACTTCATGGACAACGGCTGGTCACGCACCGACCACCTGCTGGCGAACATGACCGAAACCCAATCCGGGGTGGCGAAACTATCCGAACCCTACGAACGGCCCGGCCTGGGTGACCGCTCACCCGGCGACAACATCTTCCCCGCCGACGTCATGTCGTGGGAAGAGATGGATCGCCTCGACGCGCAGCGGGAAACCCGGCCCAAAGGTAAAACCCACACCAGGACGTGGCGATGACCGCACAACTCGCACTCGACGTAGAGACTTGGGCCGACATCCCAGGCTACGAAGGCACCTATCAGGTGTCGGATGTGGGGCGCGTGCGATCGCTGGACCGGGTCATCATTGGCCGCGACGGGCGTGCCCAACGATGGAAAGGGCGAATACTCAAACTCAATAAGACCAACGGGTATCTGAGCATCAATCTTCCGACCGGGATGAGGCACGTTCAGCGATTGGTATTGCTGGCATTCGTCGGTCCTCCCCCCGCCGGGTGCGCTGCCTGCCATAAAAACGATGTCAGGACCGATAACCGACTCTGCAATCTGTACTGGGGCACTCAAAGCGACAACATGTTTGACGCCGTCCGCAACGGACGAAACCATCAGACCAAGAAAACGCATTGCGGTAAGTGCGGCGCAGAACTAATCCGACACCCAAGGAAAGACCGCAAGGAACGTTACTGCGCAGGATGCACACGAAAACGCGACCGTGAGAATCTGAGGCGATGGCGCGTTAGAAACAGGGCTAAGTCATGACCAGTCCTGATACGGGTGGTGCTGGTGGGCAGCTAGGAACGGTATTTATAAACGTAGCCCCCAAAATGTCGGGGCTGTCCAACCAGTTCCTGGCCGCCGGCCGCGAAGGCGCCAAAGCGTTCAACCAGGGTTTCACCGAAGGTATGAAAGGGGTGTCGCTGCCCGCCGACGGCTCGATCCTGGGGGAGGTGATCGCTGGGAAACCGGTCGGGTCGGCGACCCGGTCGGCGGCGCAGAAAGCGGGTAAGGAGATCGGGACCGGCCTGAACACCGGCATCAACGAGGGCATGAAAACCGCGCCCAGCACCGGCGGCGGCGTCATCTCCGATGTGCTGGCCGGCAAGACCGGCAGCTGGGCCACCAAAAACGCCGCCGAACAGGCCGGGAAAACCATCGGCGCCGGCATCAACAAAGGCATCGAAGACGCCGCGAAAAGCGGCAAGAAAATTGACGACATCATCGCCGGCGGCGCCCCGGAAGAGGCTGGCACTACCCTCGGCACCAAAATCGGCAAAGCCGTCCTCAAAGGGCTGCAAGCCATGGGCCCCGAAACGGGGGCGGTGATCGGCAAGGCACTCGCCGAGGCCAGCCTCGACTTCGCCGAGGATAAGATCCCGGGTTTCCGCACCTTCGA